TTTGTTTGCGTCTAGCTTTAGCCATGCGCTCTGGTAAAATTAAATCAGTCATTTTTTTCTCCTTTATCTAGTATTTCTTTAATTTGATCTTCCATTTCTTCTAATGCTCGGTAATGTCCAAGCATAAAATGATAATCGTGCTTTTCTGTAGTGCTTCCTTGCATTACATATTGCGTAGTTTTTTCTTTCTTATCGCGAATAAGACGTAAAATCTTATCGCTTAACCATAATCCGTCCATAAATTCTTATAATTCTGATCTTATTTCCTTATATTTGTTTAATATACTACTAATTCCGTTATTTACAACCTCTTCATCTTCCATAACCATTATTCCACCACACATTTTACCTACACGGCCTCCTTGTTTAAGACCATAAGGATTAGTTGCTGTTTGTGTTGTTGAATCAAATTGATAAGTTGGTAATAAAGAATTTACGCCAAAAATACTAGTATCAATTGATGTACCTGGAATAAAAGAATCAGGTCTTTGAATTGTAGTTTGATCTATAAAAGGTTGAAAAAAAGGAACATTTAACATTCTTGCGTACGCATCTGTTAATGATCCTGTTCTAGATACATCAAAATCCATTGGTGTATAACCTTGATAACGTTGTGAAGCAGCTGCAGGTCGATTTAATGACGTTGACGCTTGCGTTCCGTGTTGTTGCATTTGTTGCCTTTGAATTGCAGCTTGTTCAGCGTCTAGTCTTCTTTGTTCTTCAATAGCAGCAAGTCTTGCGGCTTCTTGTTCTGCTGCTGCTTGGGCTGCTGCTTGGGCTGCTGCTTGTTCAGCTGCTGCTTGTTCTGCGGCTTCTTGTTCTCTTAATTGTACTATTGCTGCTTGTTCAGCGGCTGCTTGAGCCGCTGCTTGCTGTGCTGCTTCCTGTGCTGCTTGCTGTGCTGCTGCTTGCTGTTCAGCTGCTCGCTGAGCTGCTGCTCGCTCAGCTGCTCTTGCTGCTGCTTGCCGTTGAGCTGCCATTCTTTGTCGATACTCACGCATGCTTTCTCCTGGATAACGTCCTGGGTAACGTTGGTAAAATGCTGCAAGGCCGCCTCCTCCGCCGCCTCCTCCTCCTGGCCGTGAAAATCCTCCGCCAGAAGGTTGATTAAAACCACCCATACCTGCCGCGGAAGCCCCTTCCGCAAAACCATTTAAACTTGGTAAACCGCCAGGTCCTTTATTTGCTTTACCTTTTAAAGAATTATGTAAATTTAAATCTATTAAAACATCTTTTTCTTTTTTAGTAATATAAGCAAGTTCAGTTGCCGGATGGTCAGGAGATGATTTCCATTTTTTAGGAACGCCAGATACGGTAGGTTGTTTACCTAAATAGTTTAATACTTGTCCTTGTGTTGCAACTTTTGGTTTAGCCATTATCGTCCTCTTCGCATCATTATACTAAAAGGATTAGCATTTGTCATCGGATTAAAATTAGCGGGCAACGCTGCAAGGCCACCTCTTGCAAAAGTAGTGTAAGGTTGAATTTCGTTGTAGTAATTTAAATCATAACCTGAAAGCACTGATTCGTTAGCCCCTGTTTCTTCGCCTGTTAAAGTTTCTTCTGTTGGGTATAGTATTTCCATAGTGTTTGGTCGATTATCTCCGCCATTGCCGCCGCCCATTTCTCTTTCTAACCCTGAAGTTCTTGCAAAAAAAGGATCAACTGTAAAAGTTGGCATGTCTGGATCTACTCCAAAAAAAGAACCAGCCATTCCTAAATATTTACCAATGCCGGGAAGCCCATACATTGCGCCAACAGTATTAACAGTTCCTATTTTTGTACCGTCAATTTTATTATAGATAGTGTTTCCTACTTGATAATAGTCAGAAAAATTTCCAGTAAAAATATTAGGGTTTTGTTGATAAACTTGAGCCAATGAACTACCACCCTGTACGTCTAATAAATTTTCATTGTATTCACTTTCAATTTGACCTAATTCAGATTCAGACAGTGACTCGTCTGTATTAAGAGCATCATATCGTTCTTGAGCAGCATACATTGCTTCTGTATTTTGATTAGATTGATCTCTGTTAAAATTTCCTATAGCTCCTGCTAAATCAGCACCTGCTCTAATAGCTTGTCCTTGTTGTCGGGACATTCCAGACGCTTGAAAATCTCTGCTTCCAAAATTTCCTCTTTCTGCCGCTCCCATTGCCTCGCCACTTCTATATCCTCCATAATCTCCTCCACCCCCAAAATCATTATAGTTAGGAATACCTTTTATTTCAGGTCCTGTATGTGGCGGGTTACTATCATACATGTCAACTTTTTTAAGAAGTTTTGCTTCATCAGGAGTAATGTAAGCAAGTTTTACAAAATGTTCTCCTTTACCAAATTCACGAGGAACATTGCTTACAGTAGGACCTACGTAACCAACTTTTTTCTTTAAATTTTTTAAATTAGACACTATTTAATTTTCCCGTTAGGTTTCATAATATTAGCTGTAGTTTTTTCCATGTTTGCTGTAATTTTTTCTGCTTTGTCCATAACTTTGTTTATAGAATCTTTTTCTAATTTTTCTGCAGCTATAGCTGATCTAATTGCAACAGCATCTTTTTGTTGATCAATTTTTTCACGATCAACTTTAGTATTAGTATTTAATTTTTTCTTTTCAAAACCAAGTTTTTCATTTGCTTCTTTACCTTTTCGTTTTATATCTTCTGTTCTAACTTTAAGTTCGTCACGTTTTAAATCAATTAACGGATCAGACGCAGTTTCTTTAAGTAACTCTTCGTACTCTGCAACAAATTCTGCAATTAATCGTGACTCGCGTTCTGCAATTCTTGCTTGCACTTCCATCATCATCTGTTGTTGCATCATCTGTTGTTGTTCAGGTGGCATTTGCTGCATTTGTCTTTGTACTTCTGTTTGTACTTCTTCTTGAGCTTTAAGCGATATGTGTTGCATAATGTGCGCTTGTAAGTTTGCCATAACAATAGGGCTCGATTTAACAACTGTGCTGTGCATCATGGCAAAGTGAGATTCAATGTGTGCATCGTGGTTTTGTCCTTGAAATGCTTGAGCAGGTGCGCCAGCAAGTATTTCAGCATTTTCCGTTGCTGGATCTTTTGGCATCGGTTGTTGCGGAGCAGGCAACATAGCTTCTATATTTTGTACGCCCATTGCTTCATACATTCTTCGATAAGCTTCGTACAAGTTGTGCATTTCAGGTGCAGCTTGTGCTAATTGTAATTGTTGTTGCGCAAGTGTTACTCTTTGTGTAATTGAAAAAATGTTTGGATCAGATACAGGTATAACATCAATACGTGCGTCAAAGTCTTGTGCTTTGACTGCTTGGTTACCACCAACAATTTGATATGGATAAACTGGTGGTAATGTTTCTGCAAATAACTGTGCAAGTAATTTAAATTCTTTTCCTTGAGCTGAATGCATTCTTTTATGAATCGCAGACATAACTTTCATTCCACGCTCTAGTAATGCCATGGTTGTGCCAACAGGATTAACTTCATTACCTTCACCAAGTTTCATATCAGCAACAGCTGCAAATGATTTACCACTATCAATTACAAAACCAAGTAAGTTAAATAAAGTTTGTGATGGTTCTTTATAAGGTAGGGTCATTAGTGAAGATGCAAGATCACCTGCAGGTGCGTCTACATCTCTAAACTCACCCGGTACTAATGGCTGATCATCATCGCGTATTCTAAGCCCACGAGCTTTAAATCCGGCTGGTAAATTGACGAGTGTGCCTGCGTCGATAAGCTGTCGTAATACAGAGGTTGCGGTTTTTGTGAGACCACCGAGCATATGAATAAGACCAAAACCATAAAAGCCAAGACCAGGCAAAAATTTATAATGTACGAAATATTGTTTTTTAATTTTAAGTGGGTCACCTTCAGCCCAGTTTCTCCTTATAGATAAAATTTTATTGGAATTATCTTCAATAGTTACAATATACGGTAAACTAATTCCAGTTTCTTCACCTGCCTCATTGGCATCTTCATAACCTGGAAGGTCTAAGTTAGTATGAATCTCCAACAAAGTATAAACGTCATCTTTTGTATAAACTTTTTTCTTACCAGATATCTCATCTATTTTTTCTTGTATTTCGCTTGGGTCATCATCTGGTGGATTGCCAACTTCTACGTCACGATAAAATCCTGATACTTGAAACTTCCGTAGATCGTTAGCCATCATTTTTACAACGTGGGTAATTCTAGAACATGTCATTAAGTCCGTTGAATCGTAAGGAACTACTAGATCTTCTGATGATACAAATTTAGCAACGGGCCTACCTAATGTATTATCAAAATAAACTTTACGGAACGCCGAACCTGACAACGGTAGGTGAAACAACATCTGATCAAGTTCGGGCTCGTACTCTTCCATGACGTGGGTAAGTTGAAAATTCATAAACTCTTTAACACGGCTTGACTGAGATTCAACTTGTGGATTAGTTGCTCCCATAATCTGTGTTTTTACAGGGCCACCTGCAGGAAATAATTCTTTATATGATTGTGCTTGAAACTGTGTAACTGATTCTGCAAGTAAAGGGTGAGATACGCCTGATGCTCCGGGAAAAGGACTTGTTCGGTCATCATATTTCATCCCGAGTAAATCTAGTCCTTCAGCATAAGTTGATGACCAATCACCACGTGATTCTTTATCACCATCATAGGCATCAGAAAGTTCTCTTGCTATTACATCAAGATCGCCGTCACTTAATTGTTCAGCTAAGTTTTCATTGTGTCCACCCATCATTGTTTGTTGTGGACCAAAATTTATGGTAGCACCGCCATCAGCGTCTAACTGTGGATCACCTTCGTTGAATTCTACTTCTTGTGCTCTAATGTCGAACTTCATTTGTTCTTTTAGAGGCATGTCTCTATCTACTGGCATGTTACGCCCTTAATGATGCTAGTCCCTCAGCACCTTTTATACTTTGACCTCTATTAGCTTCTATCATCATAAGTTGTATGAACTCTTCAAACGAACCTTTAAACCCTGCTTCAACTGCTGAATCATATAATGCATATGCATCAGCCATCTCATCTTGTGTGCTTGCTGTTCTTAAACCACCTTGAGTTTCAATTTCTCTCATTAATTCTTCTTCCCCACCAGAATCAAAACTTGGTTCGATTATTTCTGCATTTGGCTCAGAGTCATCATCCATTGATGCCATCATTGAACCAATACCTTTTTTAGAATCTCTTAGTCTTGCACTATCAGGTCCGTATAATTCTTGTTCTGTTGCTTTTTCCGCTTCTTCTTCATCCATGCCCAAAGCATTCATAAAATAAAATTTGTAAACTTCAAAATCTAAAGTTTTACCATCTTGAAAACCTATACGGCCACCGTTTGCACGTCCTCTTTCAGAATCTACTGTTTCAGGATTTTCTTCATTAGAACCATAATTTTTTGGAAGTAATTGCTTACTTCGTTCCATCATCAGTATTCTTTGAGCTCTTAGCTCAATCGCTTGGTTTCTTGGTATACCAAAATAGCGCATGTACTCTTCTACTGGTGCGTCAGCAGATATTTTATAATTTCTATCACCCATATTATATCACCTTTTTGTAGAGCTCTTAACGCCCTTTACCTTACCCTTGTTAATACTAGCATAGAATACCTGTTTTCCTTTATCTTTACCATAGTTTTTTTTCATAGATTTTAAAATCTTTTTACCTTTTGGGTTTAGCGGCATTCTTGTCTCCTAGTTGTTTCCAAAATTCATCAAGTGCATTATGCTCGCAATTCAAACAGTCACACCCGTCCGTTCTACACGAACCACCATGACCACAGTGGCATTCGTGCTCGCAATGCTTACAAGCAGTCATTAAATCCCCCTAAAAACAATAATTACTTGTTCTTTTTAATAGACCCGCCACGTTTTAGTTTAACGCCACGTCCTTTTAGAACATCTTTTCGAGTAACTTTGCCATCACCAGTTAAATCAGGAAACGCTTTGCCTCCCATTTTTCTTTTAACTCGTTTCTTCATTGCAGAGCCGCCGCCTCTTTTCAAAATACGTTTTTTCATTGCAGAGCCGCCGCCTTTTTTCTTAACTCGTTTTTTCATTCCCATCATGTCGATATCTCCCATAAGATTTTCGTTTTAACACTGTGCCTTCGTAATAGTCCGTAGGCCAGTGATCATAATAACCAGTCTTGCGTAAATTGTCACTAGCTTTTTCTAATTCATCAAACTTTTGTATTAGCACCATCATAAAGTTATGTTCTGGTTGCCATTCTCCCGTATCCAAAAAATCTACGTCTTCCTCTTCTTCGTCATCATCAGGGTGTGAGCCCATCAAATATATATCTTGCGGCACTAAAACACGGTTTAAAATATCTATTACTGAAGCTAATTCTTCTGGCGTATAACCAATGTCATCGCAAGCAACGATTGCTATTTGCACATTTTTTTGTTTTGCAATCTTAGCACCTTCTATGATTGTATCTTGAAATTCTGCAAAGTTAGTACACTCGAGTATGCGGTAAGTTTTGCCAAGCCGCGCACGTTTTGCATACGGGCATACAGGTACATTACCTAGATGTTTATTTTTGGGTTCTAAATAATTCTCGCACCACGCAAGAATGTCATCGGTCATTGTCATAGCAATGACATTAATCCGCCATTAAAAAAACCAACTCGTCCACCATATAAAAAATTTTTTCTTGATGCACGAATCATATCAAACAAATCATCAATTACTAAAATTTTATCTGGACCTTGACCACCTTTTGATGTTGGTAAAATATATCCTCTAATTGGCGCATCAAAATGCCAATCATCACCAATGTATTCAAAATCACTAAGTTCTAAAGGTCTATCCATTAATAAAATACTCTTTTCGTGTTGTCTACGGGTTCTGGTTCGTAGTCCATCCGTAGCTGAATTAATCCTGACTGTCTGAAGCGCATGAGCGCTTGCGTAACAGTATCGACATAATCGTCATTCTCACCATACGGGAAAGCAGCGCATTCTTCAATAACTTCTTCAGCAAACTTTCTACCCTCCGGATAATAAACCATACCTGATTCAAACATTGGTGCAATAGAATTAACCCTTGTCCGTTTATCGTTACCTCTGGTTGGTGTATAATTGGTAATGGGTATACCAGCTCGACGCAGTTCATCGGACAACGGCATACCGCTAGCTTTAGCTTCAACTAATACCATCTCTGGCTCCCAGTAATTATATTCTTTAAGCGCAATCTCTTTAAGTTCAGTAAACTCCCACCTACCTCGTCGTGCATCAAGAAGTATCAATGCAGGTCGTGCATCATCAGGCGAGAACACTCCCCATGTCGTAATCGCCGAATAGTCTGCCGTTTCTTTTTTACTGTATGCAGTATCATAAGATTGAATAATATAATGCAAGTTTGGTTTTTCTTTGTGCTCCCAAGTTTTCCACCACTCACGTTTTAAGATAGCACCTTCTTCAGATGTAGGTTTCTGCATCCACTGTGCGTTCCATTTAGAAATTGCAAGTGATGCTTTAACAGATTCTAATTCTTGTAGCTTCCAATACTCAGGCCACGTCGGTAGACCGCTGTCCATAATTGCCGGAAACTCCACCACTTCCCATTGGTCAGCTTTAGGTTCAACTTGTGCTTTCATCAAGTTACCGGTCAGATCAATCGTTGACCACCTAGTCATAACAAGAACGATTGCACCGCCAGGTTGTAAACGCTGTCTTGGTCCAGATGTGTACCACTCGTATGCATTCTCCATTGCTGACTCACTAAGAGCGTCTTGCTCTGAATGTGGATCATCGATAATTAACAAATCCGCACCACGACCGGTAATCGCACCACCGACACCAGCCGCAAAGTATTCGCCACCTGCACTGGTATCCCAACGACCTGCAGCTTTTGAATCTGCTTGGAGTCCCGTTTCCGGAAATATTTTTTTATAATCTGATGAGTCAATTAATTGTTTTGTCTTACGGCCGAACCTTTGCGATAACTCTGCGGTGTGCGATGTTTGAATAATCTTGGTCAACGGATTACGGCCCATGATAAATGCCGGTAACATAAATGATGCAAATTCAGATTTGGTATGTCTGGGTGGCATATTTACAATTAGCCGTTTTAGGGTCCCATCCGCGATTCTATCAAATTTTTCCGCTATGATTCTATGGTGGGTCCCTTCCACAAAATCTGGCCACATAAATTTTACAAAACTCAAGAAGTTTTTTTGTGCATCGTGGGTCCTCTTTAAGTTTTGTTTGCGTTCTAAAAGCTCTGCAAACAACTTACGTTTTTCAGGAGTTAAATCGGTTAATTGATCTTTAAAATCTTTTATGTCCATGTTCTATGTCTAGATTATTATATATATACATAAATATAAAGTATACATTGTACAAAAGGGGGTGTTAACATTTTATAAGAAGTCAATCAAGTTTGCAATAGGTTACAGGTACCCTAGGCGAGCGAGCGCAGCGAGCGAGCTTACGGCGCCGAAGGCGCAAGCTTACAGCGCCCGCAGGGCGCCGCTTACCGCGAGCGCAGCGAGCGTGTTGCATTTATGCAACACTACTATATGTAGTATGTTATAATTCTTGAGCTACTGTTTCAATCTTATATCCTAACTCTTTAATTAACTTAATATCATATTGCGTTAAGGTTTTCGTTCCTGCGATTTGGCAGAACTTCTCAGCCTTATTACACATTGGATAGATTAAATCATTACCAAATA